ACTCCTGCATTAAGTGCAAACTTAAACGTTGATGATACTGGTAATACATTTGCTGGTGTTCTTAATGGCAGAATGAAAGTTTATATAGATCCATATGCGACTGTAGACTTTGCATGTGTTGGTTACAGAGGTTCAAACCCGTATGACGCTGGTATATTCTACTGCCCATACGTTCCTTTGACTATGGTCAAAGCAGTTGGTGAGAATGACTTCCAACCTAGAATGGGATTCAAAACAAGGTACGGCATGATTGCTAACCCTTACGTAGCTATTGACGGAACTATCGGTGCAGATAGATCTAACCAATACTTCAGAATCTTCAGAATCGACGACATAATGGTGTAAATCATTAGTTAATTCTAATTCGATTAAAGGGGTGCTTCGGCACCTCTTTTTTTGTATACTAACTTTTTAATTCATATAAATAATAGTATGGCTTTAACAACAAATAAAAACTTTCTAAGCCCTGTCGGGTTTGGTTTTAAAATAGATACAACCGAATTTCCTAATTTGGAATACTTCTGTACTGCTGTTAATCTTCCTGGTGTTACTACTGGAGATACAGCTGTACCATATAGAGGTGTTAACCTTGCAATGAGCGGAGATAGAATGGGATTCGAAGATCTTTCTATTCGATTCAATATAACCGAAAATATGGAAAACTATATTGAAACATTTAATTGGATGCATAACCTAATACAAAAGAAAGATGCAGATAAAAATTATAAAAATGATGCTACGTTGTTAATCTATAGCTCACATAATAACGTTAACCAAGAAATTAAATTCTATGATGTATTTCCTATACAGCTAAGTTCAGTAGAATTTAATGCACAAGGAACAGAAATAGAATATCTACAAGCAGATTTAGTTCTTAAATATACTTCGTTCGAATTTGCTTCTATACAAGGAACAACGCAAACCCCACCTAACACTGGTGGTGACCAAGGCGGTGGTGGCGGCGGCGGCTACTAATTAAATAAAGGGTTTACTTTTTAGGTAAACTGTGGTATAATAGACAATATGAATAATCTTGAAGCAATCTTAGAAATGTGGAAAAAAGATAGTGACATCGATGAAATGAATCTCGATGAATCATCCCGAGCCACAGCAAAATTACATTCCAAATACCTAGAACTATATACGGTTAATAAACTAAAACTAAAGAAATTAGATCTTGAGTTAAAAGTTATATTAAGAGATAAGTTCAATCATTACAACGGTAAACTATCCCAAGAAGAAATGGATTCTAAAGGATGGGATTACGATCCGTTAAATGGATTAACTGTATTGAAAGGCGATATGGACAAATATTATGACGCGGATCCAGTCATACAAGAACACCAAAGTAAAATGATATATACCGAAGAAATGGTAGCTGCATTAAAAGAAATACTAGAAAGTATTAAATGGAGACATCAGACAGTTAAGAATATGATCGAATGGAGAAAGTTCACTAGTGGTATATAAGTTCCACCAACACAAATTCGATAACATGAATAGATATTATGATGTTATCCGTGAAGCTATGAATCAATTAGGACATAGTGAAGTAGTAGAAGAATCACCAGCTGATATACATTTTTATAATCATATAGTTAATGATGAAAAAAGCGATAATATGATTATTGTAAAACCCACAGCCCCTACAGCCAAGCATTTTGCTTTAGATAAACATGGTTATGCTAATACCTCTGAAATGGCATACGAAGATCCTTACGTATATGAATATATGTATTCCCATTTAAATCCGAAAAATGATATGGATTGGAGTAAGATAGATAACCTTATTGCTAATAAAAGTAATAAATGGGATGATTCTATTTTACTGAAATGGAGATCATCTAAAATATTTAAAAACCATATTCTTATAATAGGACAACAGCCACATGACGAAACTGTAAATGGCTTTGGATTTGGGGATCACTGGAAAAAGCTATGCATGATTGTAGAATACCTAAGTAATACTGAATACAAAGATAAATTAATAGTTAAATTACACCCTGCATTTAAAGCAGAAAAATTAGCTAAGCGTACACATTACCAGATAGATGAATGGAAAGAATCTGGTATAGATGTTCGAACTGGATATACAAGTATTCACGATTTCTTACCTTATACGGATTGTGCTATAATAGATAATAGTACTGCAGGAATAGAATGTTTAATGCATGAAGTTCCTATTATATCATATGGATGGCCGGAATATCATTGGGTCACACAACAATTACAAACATTACCACAGTTAAAAACCTTATTAAAAGAACCAGCAAGATGGCATGATAAAAGAAGAGCTAAACAGTTTATATATTGGTACATAAATGATTATCTTTGTACAGATATAGATAGTACTGTAAATAGATTAAAAGAACTTATATAATGGATCAACTGATTATCACGAAGAAGAATGAAACCTTCTTATTCATAGAAACTGACCCCGGAATAGAAATGGAACTAACAGAACATTTCTGTTTCTTTGTGCCTGGTTATAAGTTTATGCCAGCATATAGAAACAAATACTGGGATGGAAAAATACGCCTATTTGATACACGTAAAAAAACTTTATATGTTGGTTTATATAAGTATCTAAAACAATTTGCAACAGAGCGCGGATACGAAGTCCTAACCAATGATTCTGCACAGTATGGCAGCGTAGAGCCAGAGAAACTACCATTAGATTTTGGACGTGCACCGATACTAACTGCTAGTCAAGTACCTATTACCCCAAGAGATTATCAATTAGATGCATTAGAACATGCACTACAAAACGAAAAAAGTTTATTATTATCACCCACTGCTTCTGGTAAATCCCTTATCATATATCTTGCCATGCGATGGTATATAGAAAATGATCCTAGTATGAAAATATTAATTGTTGTTCCTACTATATCTTTGGTTGAACAAATGTATTCAGACTTTGATGATTATAGTTCTACTGACGAATGGTTCCATGCAGATGAATGGTGTAGAAAAATACATGGTGGAACAGAGAAAGGAAATATATTTGAAAGATGTGTTATATCAACCTGGCAATCTATATACAAAAAACCAGCTACGTGGTTCCAACATTTCGGTATGGTTATTGGTGACGAAGCACATCAGTTTAAAGCTAAATCATTAACTGCTATAATGGAAAAATGTACTGAAGCAAAATATAGAATGGGTACTACAGGTACATTAGATGGAACACAAACGCATCAATTAGTCTTAGAAGGATTATTTGGTCCAGTACATAAAGTCACAACTACTAAGGATCTTATTGATTCGAATCAATTAGCTAAATTAGATATTAAAATGTTATTATTAAAATATAAAGAAGAACATTGTAAAGAAATATCTAAATTAAAATACCAGGATGAAATAGATTTTATTGTAAGGTATACACCAAGGAATAATTTTATATCTAATCTCGCTTTAGACCAAGATGGAAATACATTAGTCCTGTTTAATTACGTTGAAAAGCATGGTAAACCCTTACATAACATATTAAATGAAAAGTTAAAAGGAAAGAAAAGAAGGTTATTTTATGTCTCGGGCGAGACGGACGTGGACACCCGCGAGAGCGTAAGATCAATAACAGAGAAAGAAAATGATGCTATAATCGTTGCTTCTCTTGGCACCTTTTCTACAGGTATAAATATTAGAAACCTACATAACATTATCTTTGCTTCACCCAGCAAATCGCAAATAAGAGTGTTACAAAGTATTGGTAGAGGTTTAAGAAAAAGTGATAGGGATACCCAGGTATTTGATATAGCAGATGATCTACATTGGAAGACTAAAAAGAATTACACTCTTAACCACGCGGCCGAAAGAATTAAAATATATTCAAAAGAAAAGTTTGATTATGAATTATTTGAGATAAATATATAATATGGAAGATTTAAATATAAGACATTTTAAACTAACTAATGGTGAAGATATTGTTGCAGCTGTATCTGTTAAGAATGATGATAGCTGGTTATTAGAAAGACCAGTTCTTGTTAATCCTAACTTACTTGGTGGATACCAATTCACCCCGTGGTTTCCATTTTCTAAAACAAAAGTTTTTAAAGTATTATTTGCAAACATAATTAATAGCACTGGTATAGATCCAGATGTAAAAGAATCTTATTTGCAATATGTTTTAGAGTATAAAAAACAAATGGCGAAGATCGAAGACAATGAAAAGATCTTTGAAGAAATGGAATCCGAAGTCGACAAACGCTTAGGTGATTTGTATGCAGAGGGTAATTTGTTTAATAAGAAGAAGAGAACAATTCATTAGTGTACCTCTTCCCTCGAAAGGACTCTATTATTATATCATACTTTTTTTAATTTGTAAACCCCTAAATCAAAATAAATTAGGGATTTACTTTTCATTAAAACTATGGTATAATAGTACATTAATGCTTAAATTATGGAGATAAACAATGGCAGCAAAGAAGAATAAAGCTCATTATATTAATAATAAAGAGTTTTCATTAGCAGTTGTAGAATATGTAAAAAGTGCAACAGCAGCAAAAGAAAAAAATAAAACGGTCCCAGTCGTTACAGATTACATTGCAAGATGTTTTATTAAGATCGCAGAAGGGCTTTCACATAGACCAAATTTTGTAAGGTATACCTATAGAGAAGAAATGGTTATGGATGCAGTAGAAAACTGTCTAAGAGCTATAAATAATTATAATATTGATACAGCTACAAGGACAGGAAATCCAAATGCATTTTCTTATTTTACCCAAATATGTTTCTACGCTTTTATTCGTAGGATTACTAAAGAGAAAAAACAACAAGAGATTAAATTTAAATTTATTGAAAAGATGGGTATAGAAGATTTTGTTGAAATGGGTATGGATGGAAATATAGCTCAAGAAACAATGAACTATGTAGATACATTAAAGCAAAGAATGGGCGTAGTCCGTAAGAAAGACGAAGCTATAAAAGAATTTGCTGCAAAAGAAAAGAAAGAAAAGAAGCTAGAGCTTTTTATGGGATAATTATGAAGAAGATGTCAACTAAACAAAAGATCAGGCATAACATAGTTACAGCCAAAAGACGTAGAAAAGAACTAAAGCGAAGAGAACACGTAGCTATTCTAAAGGCTGCTTATAAAAAATCCTCAGAGATTTCTAGGCAATTAGAAAAGATTAGATACCGTCAAGTGAAAGCAGCCAGAGCACAAGCATGAAAGTAGCAATATTAAATGATACCCACTGCGGTGTCAGAAATTCAAGCGATATTTTTTTACAATACCAAGAAAGGTTTTATGAAGAAATATTTTTCCCTTATTTAAAAGAGCATGATATAAAGAATATCCTGCACTTAGGAGATTATTATGAGCACAGAAAATTCGTTAACTTTAAAGCACTCAATGCTAATCGTAAGCATTTTCTTGAGCCTATGCGTGATTCAGGTATTACCATGGATATTATACCCGGAAATCACGATGTATATTTTAAAAACACAAATGAACTTTGCTCACTTAAGGAGCTTTTAGGTTACTTTACATCCAATGTTAATATCATTATGGAACCAACCGTATTAGATTACGATGGTTTAGGAGTTGCTGTTATACCTTGGATAAATAATGCTAACTATGAACAATATACTAAATGGGCATTACAATGCAAAGCACCTATACTCGGAGCACATTTAGAATTAAAAGGTTTCGATATGATGGCAGGTATGCCTAATCCGCATGGTATGAATGCAGACGTATTCTCTAGATTTGAAATGGTTCTATCAGGACATTTCCATACAAAGTCTAGCCAAGAGAATGTACATTACTTAGGTTCACAAATGGAGTTTACCTGGGCAGATGTGGATGATCCAAAATATTTCCATATACTAGATACTGAGACAAGAGAGATTACTCCTGTTAGGAATCCAATCACTATGTTTAAAAAGATAGTATATGATGATAGTAAAACTGATTATAACGACGTAGATGTTAGTCAATATGAAAAGCATTTCCTTAAGTTAATAGTTTTAAAGAAAGACGATTTATACATGTTCGATAAGTTCATAGATAAATTACAGAGCATAGAAACATATGAATTAAAGATTGCAGAATCTTTTGAAGAGTATTTGGGAGAAAGCGTCGAAGACGAGAAAATATCCCTCGAAGATACAACACAACTTCTAGATTCGTATGTTGATGCAGTAGAAACAGATCTTGACAAAGATCATATAAAAATAGAATTAAGGAAACTGTATACTGAAGCACAGAATCTAGAGGTAGTATGATAAATTTTAAATCATGTAAGTGGGAAAACTTTCTTTCCACGGGTAATGACCCAATTGAAATCAAATTAGATAAATCCCCAACAACATTAATCGTAGGACAAAACGGAGCAGGTAAATCCACTTTACTTGATGCTTTATCTTTTGCTTTGTTTAATAAACCCCACAGAGATATAAACAAAAACCAATTAATCAATAGTATTAATGGAAAGAAAACTGTGGTGGAAGTAGAATTTTCTATAGGTAACCAAGACTTTAGAGTTGTTCGTGGTATTAAACCAGCACGTTTTGAAATATGGCAAAACAATAATATGATTAATCAAGCAGCTAATGCTAGAGATTTTCAAAAGTTCTTAGAACAAAACATATTAAAGCTTAACCATAAATCATTTCACCAAGTGGTTGTATTAGGATCTAGTTCTTTTATTCCTTTTATGCAATTACCAGCTTGGTCCCGTAGATCAGTTATAGAAGACTTATTAGATATTAATATCTTTTCTAAGATGAATACACTGTTAAAAGAACGTAACTCCAAAATAAAAGATGAGTTAGTTGATATTAACCATAGGATAGAATTAGTTAAAACAAAGATAACTGGACAAAGTAAGTACATTAAAGATCTACAATCTCTTAACCAAGATCAAATAGAAAAGAAACAAGATTCTATAAAGGTGCATAAAACAGAGATAAAAGAAACCTTCGAAGAAAGTAAAACTCTAGGAAAGAATTTAGAGACCATGTTAAAAGTGGAGGATAAACGGTATAAAACAAACAACGAAGAAATGTCTAATTTAAGGTCCCATGACCTCCAGCATACCGCAAAGATTAAAGATCTAGTAAGCCAAGCAAGGTTTTATGAAGATAATGACCACTGCCCAACCTGTGATCAGGATATAGGACAAGATCTAAAAGATACAAAGATAGAAGATATTAAAAAGTCTGCAGCAGATGTTCAGCAAGAAAAGCTATTACTTACTAAAGAAATGGAAGATACTAAAGCAGAGATACAAGATGTCCAAAATAAAATTAATCAGCTAAGGCAGAAACAAACAAAGATTAATTCTAACAATGAAAAGATAACTGTATTACAAAAAGAAATAGATCGTATACAGAAAGAGATTAATCAATTAAGCAGCGCCACAGGCGATGTATCTAAAGCTAAGAAAGAACTAAATAGTGCTAGAAAATCAAGAGAAGATCTAACAGAAAAAAAATTAGAGTATGTAGAAGAAAGAACATACAATGAAGTTATTGGGGAAATGCTTAAAGACACAGGTATTAAAACTAAAGTCATTAAGCAGTATCTCCCTGTTATGAATAGGTTAATCAATAGCTATCTACAAATCTTAGACTTCTTTGTGGCATTCCATTTAGATGAAAACTTTAATGAGACAATTCGATCTAGGCACAGAGATAGTTTTAACTATAGTTCTTTTTCTGAAGGTGAGAAACAAAGAATAGATTTAAGTTTATTATTTACTTGGAGACAAATAGCTAAGTTAAAGAATAGCGCAGCTACTAACTTACTGGTCCTCGATGAAACATTCGATAGTTCATTAGACCATGATGGTATAGAAAGCTTAACTAAAATACTATCTACATTAGAAGATGGGACCAACGTATTCATTATATCTCACAAAGGTGACATACTTGAAAATAAGTTCCGCTCTAAGATAGAATTCTTTAAACAAAAGAATTTCAGTAAAATTAAGTAAAAACGGACTCACTAGAGTGCGTCTAAGCGATTTTAATGAGGGGGTCCTTAGTGTTAGTATGCCCCCTAAAACGCCCAATATTGGGCATATTTAAAAAGTTTCGTCACAATCTCGTGAACTTTTGCATTTAGGGGTATACATTTGATTAAATCCGCGGTATAATACACACATCATTTAAAATAATAAGGAGTTAATATGATATACCAACCAATCTCAGAATCAAAATCAGGATTCTCATACACGAATCCAACTAAGATTAAAGAACATTTTAATAAACTAGGATATAGATTAATGCCAGTCGTAGGTAAAACAGACAAGTTCTGGATTACAGGAAAAACTGAAGATGGCAAATTTTATGACTTTATCTCAGGCCCAAAATACTACCAACTAGTTATCGAAAGATTTGGTTTCGGTATCTCAGCTCCAGGCGATCTTAACGGATGGCAATTTGCTAGAGAAATTCAACAATCTATTAAAAAGGCTGCTTAATGTTACAATCATCTATATTACCAAAGCTATTAGCTAAAGAAGATATTACTATTAGACATGGTAACTATCATACTGCCTGGTTCGATGTAAAAAACAGGGTCCTAGGTTTACCTAATTGGAAAGATATGGGTAAAGATGTTTATGACCTATTATGTGGTCACGAAGTTGGGCATGCATTATTTACACCAGAGTCTGGATGGCACGATAGCCCAGAAAAATTAAAAGGTGCACCAAGATCTTACTTAAATGTTATCGAAGATGCTAGAATAGAAAGAGAAATTAGAAATACATATCCTGGCTTAATCGCAGCTATGCAGCGTGGTTATAAAGAATTACTTAAAAAAGATTTCTTTGGTGATTTAGAATTTATAGAGTGGGAAGAAACTAAGCTTATTGATAAGATCAACCTTAAAACAAAATTAGGTTCTATGATAGATGTACCATTTAACTCAGAAGAAAAAGTCTTCCTAGATAGAGCTTATGCTAACAAAACTTGGGACGAAGTGGTTCAATTAGCTAAAGACATACTAAAGTATACCCAAGAGAATCAAGAAGATTTACTTAAGCCCCAAGAACTTCCTCAAGCAGTTCAAGACCTTATAGATCAGATCGAGGAGAAAGAAGAACAACAGCAGGAAGAACAAGATCAGGGCCCACAACAAGGTCATGATGATTACCCAGCAGACCAAGAAGAAAAAGAAGAAGCTCCAGCGTCGGAAGAAGGCGAGCAACAAATGGAAACTCAGGCTTCAGAAGAAAAAGAGGAAGAAACATTAGAAGATCTACAAGAAAAATTAGAACAGCTCGCATCTCAGCCAGAGCATCAGCCAGACGCAGATGTTTCAGAAACAGACGAAGCATACAGAGCTAAAGAAGAAAGCCTATTAGACAAAGGCGATGATAATCGCGGCGTTACTATTATGAACGAGCTTAGACCTTTTCACCTAGATAATGTTGTTATTCCTTTTAAGCAATTACAAGAAGAAAGAAAACTAGCTGGTTACGAAGAAAACGCAGACGAAGACTTTAAAAAATATATTAAAGAAACAAAAAGATCTGTTAACTTTGCGGTTAAAGAATTCGAACAAAGAAAAGCTGCTTATAGGTATACAAGAGCAACAACTGCTAAAACTGGCAGACTAGACGTTGGCAAGCTTTGGTCCTACAAAACTTCAGAAGATATATTTTCCCAGGTTACTACATTGGCAGATGCTAAAAATCACGGTATGATTATGCTCGTAGATTATTCAGGTTCTATGTCTAGTTCAATGAGATATGTTATGGATCAGCTTTTACATATGGTTCACTTCTGTAAAGCAATTAATATTCCATTTGATGTTTATGGTTTTACTACAAATAGCAGAGTATTTAACTATGACAATGAAGAGTTTAATAGCCAGATACAAGATGGTGATATAGATATGCAAGGTCTTTCTATGCCATTAGTTTGTTCTTCTAGGTTTAATAAAAAAGATTTCACATCGTCAATACTTCACATGTACAAAAGATCAACAAGAAATGACTATTGGTCTTCAGACGCTGCGTTAGCAAAATCAGAAGAATATGGTTCAACACCATTAGATCAAGCACTTATAGTTTCACATTCTCTTATTAAAGAATTCAAACTAAAGCACGGTGTAGAAAAAATGAACCTATGTGTTTTCTCAGATGGAGATGCAAACACTATGCATGCTGTACAAGATCGTAAACTAGAAGATAAAAAGATTTCAAACGAAAGATACTCTTCAGAAAGAATAGCAATCATTAATAAAAGAAAAGTTAAATTAGGTAACTACAGAGCTACAGATAGTCTTTTGTTAAATATATCTAAAAGCTTAAATACAAAGACTATGGGATTCTTTATGGCAGATGATGCTCATCATTGGAGACAAAGAGTTGGTAGATTATCAGACTACTGTGACCAAGGTCTCTGGAATGATTCATTCAGAAAAGAATGTAACAAAGAATACAATAAGAATAAGTGCGTACATAAAACAAACGCTTTTGGATATGATAACTACTACTTGCTAAAAGGCGGTAAAAACTTATCTGCTCAGAATGGTGAATTCGAAGAAAGAGTGACAGAAGATATGTCAGATGCACAAATCAGAACAGCGTTCAGAAAATTCAGTAAGGGTAAGAAAACAAACAAAGTCCTGATGACATCAATCGGTCAAGCAGTTGCTTAATACCCCTACGTCACAATTTCGTGAACTTTTCAAATTAGGGGTTTACATCCCCTCAAAAATACGGTATAATATACATATAATTTCAAAAAGATAAGGAGTCTATATAATGAAAGAAATGAGAATATCAACACAAAGAATCTTAGAAGAAATCTCTACTAAGTTTCCTGGCCAAACGGATTTCCGTAGAGCCATAATCGAAGACGTGGCAAAGTCCATGGGTTTCACAGCTAAGGATTTTTATCCTTTATTAAACGCAGATAGAAGGGTCAAAATTGGCACTTACTCTCTCGATGGTTTATTACCAGAACCA